GCCCTTGATCTCGATGACAATGCCGTTGTCTAGCACAAGGTCTGGTGTGTAACTACGCTGTTTGAGGACAACATTGTGACCGCAGTTAGCGCAGTATGCGGGTTTGACTTCGGTTGTGTACTTTATCTGATAAGGTTCGTAACTAAATTGGATACGTCTGTTACGTAAATTGTTACAGACCCTTTCTTCTAGCTTACTTCGGTATCTTGGTTTGCTTGTTGGTCGGGCCATAGGCGTCATCCCAGTCTTCGGCAGTCCAGAGATCGTATGGTCTGCACTTGTTATCACAATGCTTTTCAATAAAAGCGACTTTCCGTTTTAGCTTGTAATTTTGATAGGCCAATCTAGCAATCTTGGCTTCAAGCGTTTTTATCGTTGCCGGAAAGAGCCAGCGCGATAGAAAGTGAACGTCTTTCATAAAGCAGTATCTCTATTGTTTCTGACAAGTCATCAAGGATAGCGTCATCAATCTGGTCATCCTCATCAAACTCTTCCAGTATTTCGCTAATTAGATCAAGCAGTATCGTTGAACTCATTTGGTGCCTCCCACATATCCTCTTCATGGCGTAAAAGATGCAGCATCGTGCAATTCATGTGCATCATAGCGATAGCTGCTTCTGCGCTTCCTAACTTTTCAGCCATCTTTTCTATGTACATGCTTTTGCAAACTGCGTAGTAATCCTCGGTAGTGGCGCAATCTTTAACAGCTTGTGCTGCTTTCTTAGGGCCAATGCCCCGCAACCCAATGATGTTGTCAGCAGTATCACCTGTTAAGACTTGAACCCAAAAGTTATTCTCTGCCTCATCAGCAGTCAAATAATACTTAGCACCTTCTTTGTTGTGCGTGGGCCAGCGGTAGTGCCAACCCGGAACTGTGTCTAAGTCTTTGTCGATAGTGCAAAGCACAACAGAGTCATCAGCCGCGTCGAAGGCTTCCCAGCCAACAATCGCCAGCTCATCATCTGCCTCAAGACCGTAGTAAGCCATCTCACAACCCCAAGCACTCTGCAAGTAGTCTCGGATGTTTTGGTAGTGATACGGCTTAATCAAATCTCTGCGATGCGCTTTGTAGCCCGGATTTACAATGTGCCGAAAATTGTCTTTCAGTGCAGTGTTAGTCAAGAATGCAACATATTCTGTTGTGTCCAGCTCATCAAGAATGCCCTGCATAAAGTCATTGACTCTATTCTCAACAGAACGCAGCGACTCAGGATATGGAAGTACCTGATCGCCGGGGAAAACACCTGCCTCCTTAGCCTCTCGGGCCGTACTGTAAATGTTGCAGATGTTGCCGTCTTCGTCTACTAATGCGTAGTCTTGCGCTGCAAAAGCTACGGAATAGCAGATAGGATCGGCGTCAATGATTGCTTTAGTAGCCATTAGTCAAAGCCTCTTCTATCTCACGTTCAAAGTCTTGTTTCATCGCTCTTCGAGATTTAGAGGCGGCAAGGCTTTTGCGAAGCCACCTACTATCATCTCTTACTTTCTCAGGTTGTTTTCTAATCGTCTTACTCATAACTTTTTTATCTAGTTGGCGCCCCGGACAGGACTTGAACCTGTAACCTACGGCTTAGAAGGCCGTTGCTCTATCCAGTTGAGCTACCGGGGCAAGTCCATCAGAACGGAATGTCGTCGTTATAATCTTCGTCATCCGAAGCCTGAGCTGCTTGCTGGTTCTTAACTTCGTTCTCTTGTTGCTGTCGCGTCTCATCAGCAGTCACGCCATGCTCTGCATAAGGGACAAAGTATTCAGCAGCAATACGAACAACATCAGCAGCAGCTTGATCTAGGTCAGACTTGCTTGTCAGAGTGCCTGCAACGATCTGTGCAGCGTATCCCATTGCTGACTGACGCATGATCGCGGCTTGACGGTTATCGTTGCTCACAGGTTTAGCATTGCTGCTATCAGCGCCACTGCTATTAGCAGGACGAGGGCTGTTCCCACTGGCTCCACTACCATTGCCTTTCTCCTTAACAGTAATATCGCTGCTGCGAATGTTGAAATAAGTTCGCCCGTTGTACTCACGGCTAGATGATACAGCTTCAATGACGTCGCCTTCACCTAGCTGATGCCAGTTTTCACCGATCTTTACGTTAGCCACTGGCTTTTTCTTTTTACCAAGACCGTACCACTGGTCGTTGACATTAATGTTGACCGCGTACTGATTCCCGTACTGATCTTGTTCTTCAAAGTCTTTAACGAAAATCTTGGCAATCTTACCTTCTACAATCTGCTTGCTCATTTTATCTCCTAGTGAGTCTCGCTCCAGTCATTCCCAACGATAACTTCGCCCGCTAGTGGGCATCGAAGGTTGAGAAATCTTGTCGCATTTTCAAATGCCCGTAGGACACTATTATTGTACCACGGTATCCATGATTCGCAAACCTCTGCTTGCACTTCGTCGTGAATATTGCCTACAAATGTAACATCTGCTTGATTCTCCTCTATTTCTTTATCTAAAAAACAAAGCACAGCCTTCATCGCTATGCCTCCTCCTGACTGAAACAAATAGTTCAATGCCTTGTGTTTCATCAGCTTACCGTCGCTATCTCTACGCATGTATATCTTGCGACCGTCTAGGCCAATAAGATACCCACGACCTGCCGCTTTTTCAACCTTTGGCTTAAGAGTAGATATACCGGGAAAGACTGACTCGACAGCATTTATGATCTTTTTGCCCTTATCCTCTGACAGATTAAGAATCGAAGCAACCTTGCGAGGACTAGCGCCATAAACAGTGCTGTAGACACAAGACTTGGCTTCATCACGAGTCTCAACACCAAATGGTTTACAGGCATCCAGCACCCGCGTGTGCGGGTCTGTTCCAATACTTTTATCCCCGTTAATGAGGGCATCAGTGAAAGCGTATGAGTTGATGTAGTGTGCTGCAATTCTTAACTCCAATCCCTCGGCATCAAAGCCGACTAACTTGTAGTCACCTTCTTTGTGTGTGAACAGCTCGCGCATCTCTTTACCAAAGAATACACTCTCTGATGCCTTGGGTACGTTAGCGACCACTTTATGAGTCATTCTGCCTGTGTTGGTGCCGTTGGGATTAGCACAAGCTGGTACTCTGCCGTCATCCCTGCAAGCCTCAATCCAACCAACTATCTGGTTTTTCCGGTGAGTTACCTTGCTGAATTTAGCAAGCTGCTGGCCAACACTGACGTGCATCTTCTGTAAGTTAGGGCAAGGCTCACCATCCACCTTGATCTTAGGGTGTCCCGTAGGTGTCAGTGCCGTAGGTTTCCACCCAAGCTGCATCAACCTAGCGCCAACTTTCTGGTGCTGTGTTAGCTCGATCTTTTGCCAATCGATCTTAGTAAAAGGCCCACCAATGTCTTGGCCGATGTCAGCTCTTACAGCCAGCTTTCCAGATTTAGTGAACGGCTTACTGACCTCACCTTTTGCTTCGTAATAATGGCCAAGCATCTGAGATATGGCAGGCTCTATCTCTTGTGCCATTTTGTCTAGCTCTGCCACACGCTGCTTGGCTAATTGTAACCGAAACTGCCAACCCGCACGCTCCTGTGCTGCTATGATCTTAGCAACGCGGTGCTCGATACGCATTGGTAGTTTCCAGTCAGCCTTCACGCCTGCAACTCCTTGAAGTTCTTGTTGATGTGTTTCTTGGCTCGGTTGATTCGTGATCGAACTGTGCCAACAGGTACACCAATCTTTTCAGCAATCTCATCGTAAGTCAAATTGTCTTGCTCACGCATAGTCAGACATTCAGCATACTCAGGGAGCATTTGCTCCATAGAAGACTCAAGGTTTTTTGTTAATTCTGATAGCTGGGCCATTTCTTCTGGCGTGTCGGAATGATTCAGCAAGCCATCATTGATGTCTTCGTCTACATCGACATCTTGACGCGGCGGCCTTATGCTAAACTTCTTAATCTGTTGATTTGCTTCGTTAATTCCGATACGAAAGAACCAAGTGTAGAAACTGCTGTTATTCTTAAAGCTACTGATGAAGCGAAAAGCATTGAGAGCAGCATCTTGTGTTGCGTCCTCTGCATCATCCCAGTTCTTAGTGTACTTGTAGATTTTCTGCTTAACCTTGTGCTGATGCCTGTTTATCAACTCAGATAGGGCTGATGTATCGCCCTTTTGTGCTTGATCTACTAAAATCTTGTCGCTAATCACTCTTGCATCTCCTTGAGAAGTTGGCGGTAAATCTGCTCAGTAACTTTAACATCTTGAGCACAATATTCAAGCATGTCTTGGCTAAACTCGTCCCAAGCACCGTCCTGTTCGCCGTATTCGCCTTTGTAAATGCCTAGTCGATAACCCCAAGCCTTCAGGCTATGTGGCCCAGCCTTTTGTGGCAGACCTTCTGGTCGCTGACGGTCAGGATTTAGCAACCGAGACATTACTAGAGTGTCAATCTCCATCTTAGGTCTAGGATACAGCTCACCAATAAACATCTTGTCGTTTATCTCACACCAGTTATAAATAGCTGGTATATCAAAAGCTATAATGTTGTGTCCAATAATTACCTGATTGTGAAGACTGCGAACAAACTCCTCAATCTCATCGGGCTCATACTTAAACACTTCACCTGTCAAGTAATTCTTTACAACTGCACAGTGGATAGTGGTCATCTGGTCAAGCAGTCCATCTGTCTCAATGTCCAGCACTAGCATATTAGTAGTCATATTCTGGTGGCTCCGATAGTTCTAAACGACCCGTATTCATATCCATGTGCAGAACGTCAGACGGCCCTGTAAAGCCCCACTCACGGTTCTTCTTGACATTGATACGCATACGCCCTTTGGCTTCATCATCTGTCTGCTCTGGCTCAATAGCAACTATGTTAAACGATAGCTGCTCGAAACTGCCTGAGCCTCTGGCTTGTGCAGGGTCAATGTACAACCACTTAGCATCGTTAATCTCATCGCTGACATAAATCTTCTGATCGAACCTCTTGATGTGCGCGACCATTATAACGTGACTGCCTGTTGCAGCGCAGAACGCAGCGACCTCTGACAGAACGTTGTCGATCAGCTTCCTTTCATTGTCTCGGTCGTCGTGACTAAAGATGATACTAATATGGTCAAAGATGAAACGAGTAACACCTTGGCTGCGATAATAGCGTAAAAGGTGGAGTAGTCGGTCAACATCGAGACGACCAGAAGCGCCAAGGCTGATAAACCATGTGCGATCATTGTTAATGAGAGCATCGTAAGATTCCTTAATTGCTTGCTGTGGCAGTATTGATGGGTCTAACCGAAACTTAGCCAGAGGTACATCGTTATCAATAGCGATAAGCCGCTGCGCTGCTTTTTTCAGGTCTTCCTCAAGGAATAGCCAAGCAACCTTCTCATCAGTGTTCTTGATAAGCTCGTAGCCAACTTCTGCTACCCAAGTAGATTTACCTACACCCGGAGGAGCCATAACTGTTGTCAGCTCGCCATCCCGAATGCCGCCGATCTTTCGGCTGAAGTCAGGAAAGCTCTTTAGTTGATAGCCTTTCTTGATTGGCTCACTGACCATATCAATGCTGATATCGCTGCCCGGTATTATCATCTCTGGCTGATAAGCCTTAGCCTGAAAACAACCGCGCACTAATTCTTTCTGCTTGCCTTGCTTAACTGCATCGTTAGCGTCTTTGCAGCCGTCAGGCAACTCAGCAACTTTTAGCTTAACCTCAGTCGCAAAGATAGAGGCGAACTTCTCGACACCTTCTTGACCTTGTTCGTCGGAGTCAAATACTAGCAACACACCGTCAAAGCTAGTGATGTAATCCCAAGTCTCTTTTTTCTCTAAGCCACCACAACCGGCACCATTAGGCAGCGAGCAAACGCTGTAGTCTTTGCCCTGCTCTTTGAATGCTTGCCAAGTAGCCAGCGCGTCTTCTTCGCCTTCGGTAACGATCAAGAACTTGCCACCACGAGGAAACACTTTCTGACCAAACAGACCAACATAGTCACCGACGATTTCAGTGTCTTTCTTGGTCAGCTTGTTCTTACGCTTGTAACCACCAGTAGCGCCAGCAGGAAAGAAGATCGCCTGCTCGTCAGGTGTGCCGTCTTCAGGCCGAACTGGTTGACGAACGCTGTACTTCTCAACAGCCTCAGCAGTGATGCCGCGATGTGTTAGATCAGCGAGTGGGAAGTCTTGCACTTCTGCTATGTTCCATCGGCTCATTTTCTTAATACCTGAACGCGAGTTATATGTATTTGTTGTATTGCCGTCTAGATAATTCTGACTGACATATCCACAGTTACTAAAACAGTAGCCGCCGTGATCTTCATAAAGAGCTAGGCTGTCACTAGAGCCACACTTAGGGCAGGGCTGCGCTGTTTGTGCGTATTTACCCATATCATCAATCCAACAAACTATCTTCAGAAGAAGCGTCATTGTCAGGCAGATCAACGTAGTTTTCAAACATGTCTGTATCTAAGCCCTGTGGGTAGCGATCTGCGTTATCTGGATCACGAGCAATCGTCACACAAAGGTAACACAGATCATCTGGCAACCCTGTGTACTTATCGACGAACATCAGCTCTGTGTCAGATAGCATCTTATTGCAAGCTCGGCACCTCATGCCTTCTTATCCTCTTTGCTGTCTGTGTTATGCACAACGGTAATCTGGCCTAGCTGTGCTTCGTACTGACGCTGTAACCAGTCAGATTCTTCATCAAGACCTGCTCGCCAAGCGGCTGCGATCTTTTCTCGCCAGTCTTTCACCCAATTCTGTAACTCTTTTTCTGTCATTTGTGTCATATCTGAATCAACCCTTTATCTTTTACGATACCGTAAACTAAGTTGTACTCTCTTTCAATCATCTCGTAACCACAATCTTCGATAAATCCTAGAATCTGCACAGAATGCTTGATCTTGTGGCTGTCATCACGGATCGGTTTAGCTGTCATAAAGAACAGCAGCTCCTCGAACTTCTTGTAGTGCTTGTAGTTGTTCATAATGTAATCAAACAACAGCGAGAAGCCTTCCTGTGTCTCGATCAAGTACTCAGACATGATGTCTTCGACGTACCGCTCCCAAGTGTTTTTATTTTGCATTTGTCGTTTCTTCCATCATTAGAAATTTAACTTCAGCCTCGCCATTGCCAGACAAGCTAACAGATGGATGCTTCTCTTTCAACCACTGCATCGTTTTGTTTGCCTGTTCTATGTCGTTGACATCGATGAATACCTCAGTGGGGATCATCGCAACGATCCGGTAGCTAGTCTTAGCTGGCGTGTCGACGCCTTTAACTTCTCTTGGGCCTGTCATTAGCAAGTATCCTCTATCGCTCGTGAAACAATCGGAATGACGATTTCGTGTGCCATCTTGTTGCTACACTCACCAACCTCACGTTGCAACTGAGCAATCCCAGCAAAGTACAAGTCAAGCCAGTTATGCACACCAAGCCGCTGTGCCTCATCCGAGATAGCCTTGAAGATAGCTGACTCAGTTTGCTCAGGCAAAGCTGCAATGTCTGGCGAGTCAAAGTCGATCTCGTATAGCAAGTTACTCATTATTGCATACCTCATCGAAGTTATCGTTGTAGTCAGGCCAACCGAACTCACCGTCCGAGTCTAACCAAGCATCAACCATCTTACAGTAAGTCTGTTCTTCCTGCGATGTGTGATCGTACAGATCATTTGAGATGAACGCTAGGATACCGAGACAAAGTGCAAGTAGTGCAGCGCAGATACAATTTTGGGCTGTAATGGACATCGTAAATACCTCTGAGAGCTTCTGTGTTGCTTTGTGTGAAGAGATCGGGGTAAGGGCAGGGCATCCCTACCACTTAACCCCTGATAGTTTGTTAGTGAGCCTATTTGTTAAACGTTGATGATCTCGATTCGGTAGTTCTCAGCATGTTCTGCGTTGAGCTTTTTCTGATGCTTGTTGTATTCGTAGATCGACTTGAAACCTTCTTTCCTAATATCTTTAC